ACCGCGCCCGTCGCGGCCTCGATGGCGTCGCCCGCCATCGCCTTGCCGAACTCCTCATCGGACACCTTGGCGGCGTCTGCCTCGGGCTTGCAGACGGCATAGACCACGTCGCACAGGAGCACGGGGTCGCGGATGAACTTCTCGATGAGCGTCCCCTCGATAACCTGCATGAGGTCGACGCCCGTGATCCCGCGCACGCGCTTGAGCGTGGCGACGTTGATGTCCACCGTCCAGGTCCGACCCGCGTTGTCCTTGAACTGCCGCATCCGTGCCTCCGTGAGGTTGGGGGGAGAAGTCCGATCTGCCCGTCTGTCCAGTCAACCGATCTCAAGTCCCCGGCAGCCAACTAGGGGCCGTGGCCGAATAGGTGACCTTGGCGGTCACCGAGACGGTGATGGCCTCCTCGAGCGCCTCGCTGCGGCTGAAGTTGGTGATCGAGAAGTCTGCCTGCAGGCCCTGCCCGCTGGCCCCATCGAGGATCTGCAGCCCGATGGCCGTGTTGTTGAAGAAGGCGTTCTTGATGGCGGTGAACCCGGCGTCGCCGGTGTCCCACACCATCTCAAACTCGACGCTGCCTTCCTTGAGCGTGGCCACGGTCGCACGCCAGCCCGCGTTGGCGCGGGTGGTGACGTCCGCCTCACCGGCCTCGAGGTTCAGCGTCACGTCCTTGACGTTCTTGAGTTCCGTCCAGGCCCCAGCGCCGACCTTGTACTTGAGGACCGCCTCCATGCCGAGCTTGATTGCCATCGCTGACTCCTTTCACTCGGCGCTGTGGCCGACCACATAGACCGTCTCGCCGCCCTTGCTCTTGACCAACAGGTCCGCCAGGTTCACCCGCTCGAAGTAGTACTGCGTGCCCGGGGCGACCTCGATGGGGTCCGTCTTGCCATCCGACAACAGGAGGTCCTGCGTGTTCTTGTGCGATGCCGTGAGCGTGAACGTCGCCACGAGCTTCGTCGTCGACAGCGGCTTGTCGCCTCCGTCCAGGTCGACTTTGAAGATGATGGCATTCCTCACGCACTACCTCCGCTCGCGGTATGTCACACTCAGGACACTCGTGAACACCCGATGCTGTTCGAGCGCCTCGCTCGCCACCACCGGCTCGTTGTTGATCCCGACCCACGCCGCGTCGGGAAAGCCCTCCAGCCGCTTGAACCGCAGGTGATCCGCGATTGCCTCGACCAGCACGAGCAGTTCGTCGATCGCCGCGTCCGCCCCATCGGCGGGCAACTTCTTTTGCACGCCCACATCCACGACGTACTCGATGGCCAGACTGTCCCGCGTCACCGGCGACATCTGCAGCGTGCGGGGAACCACCGAGACCCGCAGGTCTTTGAGGTCCTCCAGCGTGAACGCGGGCTGGTACATGCGGACGGCCGTGACCGGCTGCCCGAAGGACCCGGCGCTCACGTGCGCCGCGACGGCGTCGGCAATGGCGGTGATGGTGCTCAAGGGCCACCTCCGATGACTGGCGAGCCCGTTGTCGGCACGCTCTGGCGCGGCGAGTTGGAAGTGAGCCCGGAGAGCTTGCCCTCGAGGAACCAGATCTTGCGTTCCATCTCGGCGTACTGAGCGCGGATGCTGCGGGCCTCGCCGATGAACTCGTCGAGCCGCTTCTCCACCTGCTGGAGCTTGGTAGTCACCACGCCCCACTGGATGGTCATCGCGCCCGCCGCGAGCACGACCGTAACGACCACGCCCGCCCACCGAGCACTGCCGCTTTGTCCGTTGCCTTCTGCCATCGTTACTCCGTTGCGATGTGCTTGGTGTGAATCCGAAGAACTCTGCGGTACGGGTCGCTGTACCGGAACGGCGGCTGCCCTCCCGGCGCATTGACCTCGTACACGAACACGCTCAACCCGACCGTCTCTCGCACCCGATCGCCCGCACGCGGGAAGATCGGGCCAGCGCCCAGATCCAGGTCCCCCGTTCGCACGAGGAAGTCCCGCGACTCCACTCGGTGAATGAGGCCCGCGTCGTCGGCCTGCTCGAACTCGGTCTTGCCGATGGTGGCTTGGACTTCCTTCTCGTCCGTGCCACGCCGGTAGAGGACCGGGCGCGAGAGGTGCTGGTGACGCTGGGCATCGAGGAATGCCGCGCCGCGATCGAGCAGGTCGCCCACAGGTGCTCCTTATTGCTGCAGCCGCACGCGAACGATGGTGTCGGCGGTGGCCTTCACCGCCTTGCCGATCAGCTTGTTTGCGCCGGCGGCCGCGTTCTTGGTGGCGTTCTGGGCGGCCGCATCCCAGTACGTGAGCGTGCCCGCGGGGATGGCGCTGCCAGCGCCGACCGCCTTGTTGAAGTCGAAGACGCCAGTGACGGCGATCGATCCCAACTGGCCCGCCTTGATCGGTGCCTGCGTGACACTTATGAGGTCAGCCTGCACCACCACCGCGCCGACGAGCACGTCAGCGCCGGGGGTGTAGTCGATCGAGCCGCCTTCTTGAACGAACTTTGCTGGTCCTGAAGCCATTCTTGAACCTCCATCTGTTGGTGGGCCATCGATGTCGATGCCCGATTGCTGATCGATGCCGCTTCCGAGTTCGCTGGGGAGCTCGCCGCCGAGCCCCCCAGCGCCTGTGCTTCCCTGCACGGGCATGGCTTACACCTCGCCCTTGCTCTTCACGCCGCCGCGCGGGTCCTGCAGGTTGACGCCGAAGTCGTGGTACCCACGCATCCGGATGCCGAGCATGTTGAAGTCCGCGTCGGAGGTCTCGACGGTCGGCGCTTCCTGCCCGTTGAGGAACGCCATCTCGATGACGGGCAGGTCGCTCGGGTCGGCGAGGAGGTACCACGCCTTGGCCGAGTTGCCCGTGTAGAGGGCGTTGGACAGGTAGCGGCTGACCTCGATGCGGAACTTGCCCTGGTGCGGGTTGGCGACGGGGAACTTGGTGTTCGCGGTCGTGTCCCGGAGCTCGACGCTCTTGTAGAGCTGCGTGCCCATCGCCGAGAGCGCCGTGGGCACCAGCAGGATCGCGGGCATCACGCCCGTGGGCTTGCCGTCGGAGTCGACGAGGTCCATGAAGGCGACCTCGCCCTTGGTGAGGCCGTCGATGCCAAGGGCGGTGTCCGCACCCGAGACGAAGTTCTTGTTGCCGGCGCTGAAGAACGCGGCGTTGTTCATGAACGCCGTCCAGAAGACGTCGTTGATCTTCAGGCCCGAGCCACGACCGAGCTTGCGGGGGACCGTGGTGATGGCCCCGAGATCGTCGTTGATGATGTCGCGGCGGTCGATCGAGAGCATCAGGCCGTAGGTGTCGGCCTTGTTGGTGTACGTCTCCTCGCCGAGCGTGCCCTGCTTGAGCTCGCCGCCGGGGGCGACCTGCTCGTACTGGTCCTTGCCGACCAGGCGGTAACTCGTGACGGTCTTGAAGTCGCTGACGTTGCGGACGGCGCAGATGCTCCGCCACACGCGCTCGACGCTGAAGAAGCCCTCCAGCAGGAACTTGTTGGCGACGTTGGAGAGGATGCCACCCACATCGATGGTGGTCATGCCCGCCTCGATGCCACGACCGAACGCGGCCTCGAGCACGCGGCGACTGTCGCGGAACGTGCGGCCGGTGTAACCGTTGGCGATCGCGGCTTCGAATAGGAGCTCCTGCAGGCCCAGCCCTCCCTGGAACCGCTTTGCGGCGATCTCGATGGCCTGCGTGGAGCAGACCTTCTCGATGCCTTCGAGCTTGGCGCTTTGGAAGCACGCGGCTTCGAGCACCTCGCTGGTGACGCTGTTATCCGGAGCGTGGATGGCCGGAGCCTTGGGGCGGCTGGCGCGGAGCACCTCGAGCTCCGTCCGCGTGGCATCCCAGTTGTCTCGGATAGCCTGGGCCTCGATCGCGCTGTGCTTGCCGCCGCAGACCTTGCGAACGGCCGCGATACGGGCGGTCTCAGCGAGCGCCGCCGCGCGAACCTGCTCGGGCGTCTGCTCGGTGGCGATGATTGGGGACGGGGTGGGATTGGAAGTCGTGGGATCGTCGGCCATGACGCTGGGCTCCTTGTTCTGGCGCGCGGCGATGCTCGCGCTGGTGCGGCCGTCTGCGCCGAGATCCACGAAACTGATCTCGCCGAGCGTGGCCTTACGGACGACGTTGACCGGGCCGGTGAGTTCCTGGCCGTTGACCGTCGCTTTCTGGTTGTCCTTGATGAACTCAAACTCCTCGACGCTCGCGCCGACGGAGGCCTGCCAGGGGAAGCCGTTCCGCGAGGACGCGA